TTGCTCCACGCATAGGGACTTTGAGGACTCTTGGCGCTGTCTTCACTAAAATTTTGAGCCAGGCCATAGACACTGGCACTGCTGGCATACTGTAGATTTACGCCGTTAATTTGACAGGCCATTAAAACCACACAACTGAAATCATGATTTTGTTTCATGATCTTTTCTACGTTAGTTTCTGCTGTGGAACTAATGGCTCCTAGGTGAATACACCAATCTAGCCCTTCAAAGTCTGGAGGCTCATCACCCCATTCGTAGAATGAAAGTTCATGTTTGTCCTTAAAGGCATTGACCATATTTTGGCCAATGAATCCTTTATGACCTGTAATTAGAATTTTCATTTCTGACTGTCACCCTTGCCTACGCGATAGTTGTCTTCAACTGAGTCAGGTGTACTTACTTCGACAATAGTACCTTCTTCTAGACAAATAACTTGATGCGGCATCAATGGTGGATTGTGCCAAGTTGCGCCGGGCTCTAAAGTTATTTCGTTTACGTCTGCGTTCTTTGTATTAATCCATTTGACAATAAACTTGCCGCTGAGAATGTGCCAAGTCTCATCCTTTTCAGCATGAAAGTGCATACTGAATTTTGCCCCAGTATTGAAATGTAGCATCTTGCCACAATACTTGTCGTTGGTACACCAGATTAATTCGTGTCCCCAACCTTTTTCTACATATCCGGATAATTGTGTCATGCTAACTGTTCCTTAAATCTTTGTAAGAATGCGCCGACCAGACAACTGTAGGTCTGTCCGGTCTCTATGTTTTTGTAATAGACCCATGTGCCACGATCGTCGTGTTCTAGCCGTTCGATCTTAAAAACTTTCGAATCAATGCTGGTCCATTTACTAATTGTATTTGGTAAATTTTTCATAATTCTCCACTCTGCGCTAATTTCAGCATCATACTGTATTGTTCGTAGGCCCTTTTGACCGCAGGGTATTTGTCTCTGAGGCGTTTTTCTTCTTGCTTCTGTTCCATAATAAGATTGAACATGTCATAATGGCCTTGCTGACGCATGTTATTAAACACCTGTGCTTCAAAATCAGCAATTTTTGTCAATTCGCTTTCAGAGATCTCTACAGTATATAGCGGTTCAGTTTCGTAGGCGGCAAATTCTTGATCTATGCGATTGAAGTCGTCACTGTAGCGAAAATATTGGACATTCATTTTGTTAAACTTAGCAGCACGTTTGTTTGTGTCCAATATTTTAACACCATGTTGATTCAAGAATTTGTCAAGATTGTCACTCAATTCCGACCTCCTTACAGATTTCTTTTACCAGAGCAACATCTGCTGGAACTTCTTTGAATCTACGCAACCAGAAGGGCAAATCAAAGGCAGGAGCAATCATATTCAACTGCTCGTCGCTCATATTTTTAATCATTTTTTGACCGCTTGAGCAGTTCAAAATTACCCACAAACTGACCTTGCCGTTGAGAATATCATATACTGCTTTACTAAGGCTAACATAGTTAAAGTAATGAGCAAAGTTGGCATTGTGTTCGTCTGCCCACTCCATCATTGTCTGCAAACTGCGTTGAACTGCTGATTCTACAGGTTCAGTTTTCAGTGTCTCAAACAGGTATTTTTCATACAAACTGTCCTTACACCAATGGTCAAGTTTGGCACCACTTTTGATCACATAGTCAATGAACTTGTCTGGATAAAGTGGATTGACATTGTTGATGAAACTGCCAAATTTCACAAAGGCATTGTAATAACTGCTGTCAGCAAAGTCATCATAACTTTTGAGTTTTTTGGCATTTTGTGTCAGTTGCCAAAAGCGGTTAAAGGCCAAGAATCCGGCCTGAACACGTTTCTCATCTCGTTGTAGAGCACGCCTTTTCCGCTCGCACATGTGAGCAACAAGAGTCTTGTCTTTCATAAAACTCTTGCCACAATGTACACATCGATAAGGTTGTTCTTGTAATGCGATCACTCGTAATCTTTCCGTTGTTTCTTGTCAAAACCCATCTTGTCGAACAGTTCTTTCTTGTCATCATCGTCCATCATCTTGGCCATAAGTTTGATGTCGCTGATTTTCATAGCAGGGTAAAGTTCGACTAGAAGTTTTTCAATCTTGTTGACTTTTTCTTTCTTACCTGCTGCCAAGTAAGGATGATAACAGGGCACACCAGCACCAGTTGCGGCGAACAATTTCCACAGTAGAGCCTTGTGATTCTTACTGAGATCCCAGTGGTTCTTATTGACCATTTCGTTAGTCATTTCTAGGAACCATTCTTGAATGTCTCGGTCGCCTTGGACACTGGCTGTATACCGCATGAGGATATAGGGACTAAAAGCCTTGCGCTCTTCGTCTGTGAGATTTTCATAAAAATCGTAATTTTTTGTGTCGACTGCTTTCAGTTCGCGCTTAATGTCCAGTTTTGCTGTTGCCATCTTCTTTGCTCAGGTAATATAAAATTTTAACACGTTCAATGGCCTTTTGTAAAGCAGGTTGGTCCTTTGCTGCCTTGCTAATTTCGACCCATTCTTGTTGCTTATCAAAGTCTTCAAGCCAACTTAAATCAATGTCAGCGGCGTCTATGGTAATGAAGTCGTTGGCATTCCCTGACGATACAGTTAAACTATCCCAATCAATTGTTGAGATAGTAACTGGTTCACTAGGCAGGCTACTAATATCAATTGTAAGTATGTCTTTCGGATCCATTTTTCACCAACATTTTGTGTAATCTACAATTTCACTTTGTCTGCTGACTTCTTTGACAAAGTAGGCACATATAGGTTTATCGCCTGCCTGTAAGGGAGTACAAAGCAGTTGCCCCGGACGCATCTTTGGGAAGTACCACTTGACATCTTGATAAACATCAATAATGTCAATTTCGTGAAATTCTGGTCTAAAACCACTGATAGGATTAAAGCAGAAGGTCTTGAAGCCACGGTCATTAAGACTGGTTAATGGCAAGACCTCCATGTCAGGTCCTTCGGGATCTCCCACAATGGTACACCAATCAAGTGGCATAGTAAGTTCGTGAGGACCAATACGCAATACCACAGCAGGACCAGTAAAACTCTCCAAGAAAATCAGGGGAATAAAGAAGTGGTCCGGATTGCTGTTATCACTGTTGTCTAAAACAGCAAAGCGTAGATCCTCATCAACCTCATCAGGTAAATCATTGAGGTAGTAGGTTCGATTGTCTAAGGTTAGTATTTGCATTATTGATATTTTACTTTCTGAATCTGGAAAGGATACTGGGCTTCCTTGTAGAATTTCTTCCGTTCAGTTAAATGTCGTTTCGCGTATTTTGTTGACGCTGTGAGATCCCAGATTTGTACGAAGTCTTTGTCGTCGGCTTTTCTAATACCGCGTCCAATAGATTGGATAACCCTTGTAAAGCTCTTTCCGGGTTCCAAAAGAACCAGGTTAAAAATCCTAGGAATATTAATACCCACAGCGGCCACACCATAAGTCGCCACAATAATCTTGTTATCAGCAGTCTTGACTTCGTCATACTCGGCCTTTCGGTCTTTTGTTTTAACTTCACCGGAGATAAAAGCCACATCAGGCTTCTCTCCAAGGAGACTAAACAGACTGCTCATGTTAGTCTGTAAAAATCTTCCGCTTTCGATTCTGTCTACCAGCACAAGAGTGTTGCCAGATTTAGAAATTTCTACGATTAGGTTAGATAGATAGGTCATACGTTCTGAGTTTGTGACCAAATATTTCAATTCCTCAGCGTAGCCACCAAATTCTTTCCATTCGGCTGTTTGAACAATCTGTACATGACATTGTGCCAGCACACCTTTTTCTTGTAGTTCGTGAGCAGCCACACGATGTACCACATCTCCCAGGCTGGCCTTAAGGCTTTGGAACTCAAAATCCTGTTTTGGTACGGTTCCAGTCAAACCCCAACGTATACAGGCATTGGCAAGATTTTGTGTCAGCAATTTTTTAAGAACTTCAGCCTTGGCCATGTGAACTTCGTCAACCATGACACATTGTACACCATCTAAAAATTCAGCAAGACTCAAAATTTCTTCATCATTTTGCGATTTTTTCTCTAAAATATTCAGGCTCTGCCAAGTACAGATAGTATGTGTCTTGCCAATGTCTTTTCTGTCTCCGTAATAAACTCCGACGTCAAGGCCGCAGTTAATAAAATCTTCTTCTGTCTGTTCGACAAGACTTTTATTCGGTACAATAGTGATTGTTCTTCCATATTTTTCACAAATTTTCGCCAAAGTTGCGGTGGTAATTGTTTTTCCAAAGCCTGTAGCAATTTCTTGAATACACTGAGGGTTTTCTAAAAACTTATTGATGACTTCAACTTGGTCATCACGCAGACGGATAGGTTGTCCCGCAAAGCGGTGTCCAGCAGGCCAGCATTTTTCACCCCAAAAATCCTCAGAAATTTGATCAAAATCCAAGTTTACAGGATTTCTTAGATCTTCAACTTCGATGTAATAATTCTGTGCCTCGAGATACTCCAGCACCTGCGGCAGCATGGACAGATAGGTTGTTCCACCTAGACCAAAAAAGGCGATAGTACCGTCCCAACGACCTAATTTATAGGCAGGACGGTACCGAGCAGTGGGATCTTCGTACTTGAATTTACGAACCAATGCCTTGCGTGTGTCGAGGTCAAGATTTTCTATCTTAACGTTGACTTCATCTTTGATAATAACCTTACAGGTTGCCAAAATTAAATTCCTTTTGTTTGTTAGGTTCGCAGTAGTAGATCAAATTGGGGCAATTTTTAAAATATTCACGAATTGTGTAGTGAACATTCGAACGACCCAGGCTGATCACACTGTTAAATTTCATTTTGCTCTTGATAACTGGCTTGGGCATCTTAATACTGACAAAAACAAATTTGGTCTTGTCAGTGATAGGGTTGTTGAGACCACAATTTTTCACAAAATCATTGAAATCCTTGCCATCCTTATTAGACAGCCTAAACATCACACTCATCTCGTCACTGGTGAATCCGGCACTGGTCAAGAAGTTGTAAATCATCTTAGTCTTTGCCGTCTCACTGCCACCAGGAATGACAAAAAGAGTAGGTTGTGTATATTTTACAATGTCTGTGAGGCATTGTATAGAGGTCGTAGTGCTGTCAACCTCCATATGCTTGTAACTTTCATTAGTCAAAAACTTCATTACAACAGGATCTAGATTAATTGAATCAAGGTACTGATTAACATTTTCGTCCCAGGTAAAAATTCCAGCCTTTCTGGCCTCAAATAAGGCAGAAACGACATCATTTGAGGTCATTTCCGGCACAAAATGACTTTGATTTCGATATTTTGGCAGGCCGTTTTCAATCGTTACCATAGGTATGTAATTTTCTATGTTTCCGACGATTTCGTTCACCTGTTGTAGATAACCTGCGACTTCATCATCGACTTCAAACTGCTCATTTTTTACAAAAAGTGACAGAAACTGAATGTTTCTTTCGTCAAGACTAAACAGCCAAGCCTTTTCATCAGGATCCCAGTTAGCGTGTCCGAGTTCGTCACGATTTTTTCTAATATGATCTACTCGTTCTTGATTGTAGGGAAACTCTACACGAATAACCCGTTTAAAAGTGTGATGATCTATGACGCTGATCTTTTTAGTAAAGACGTTCACTTTTCTAATGGCGTATTTGTAGGTAGGATTCTCAAGGAAAGGCAACACATCAGTGCTAATGGCCATACTGAGATTCTTGGCGTAGCGTTTTAGGATACGTACTGCTAGGACACTTTGTTTTTCTGTAAAACCGAGACCTCTGTAGATCTGGTTCGTGAAACTGTCAACCAAATTGGTGTCGTAACTGTTGGTCGAACAGTGAATATTCAGTTTACAAATAAGGTCTTCGATGAACATGATTTTACAGCGTAATATCTTCTAATCCAGCAGCCCGTAATTTAATAATATTACTCAACTGCCACTGTTTGATGTCGAGGGCTTTAATAATGCCCAGCCATTGATTTCGTAACATAGCGAACTCATTGACAATCTTTTCCATGTCAACAACATCTGCCTCACCTTCTGCGTATTTTTCGCAATCTCGGCTGCTGAGAGCACGAGGATAGTTTTCAAGATATTTCTTAAAGGCCTTGCTACGAACACGTCGAAGTTCAATGTTTAGATATTCAAGAATCGCTTCAACTTCTTGTAGTTGGTTAAAACGATGTTCAACAATACCAGGTAATGAAGCGGAGGCCTTCTCCACGTTTCCGTAGATCTTGACCTCCTTGCGTGCTTCTTCTAGTTCGTTGTAGAAATGATCTAAACAGTTAGGTAAATGTGCTATGTCTTTTGAGACTTTAGCATACCAACTCATTTAGTCCTCGTCTTCGTCGTAGTCCCAATCGTCGCCGTCATCTTCTTCTTCAGCCTCGGCTTCTCCGAGTACCAGTTCGATGGCAGAATCAAGATGCGGATCATAACCTAGAACTCCTTCAAGTTCAGATGCCTCAACATCCTTGCCAAGTAGAAAGTCTACGTATTGATTTGCCGCAGTTTCTCGATTCTTTTCTGAGATATAATCTTTGAATGTATCCCAGACTTCGATAATTAGTTGTTCATCCATTATTCTTCTCCAGCGACCTCTGCTGGCTCGGAAGGGGCTTGTACAGCAGATTCATCCCATTCCAGCATGATCTTCATTAATTTATCTTCTGTCCAGTTTTTACGGAACTCGGCAATGATCTCACCGGTCTCCTTGCTGGTATAGGCAAGTTTGTTACCTACTTTAGATAATACGCCCATCTTCTCGAACATGTCAACCAGTCCGGAAGTAGGAGCCATTCCTGTTGAATAAGGAATCTTAACTTGAACGCTTTCAAAGGGCTTGGCATAGCGTGTCTTCATGATTTTACATGCCGAACGAATACCAAGAACATCACTAACCTTATTGCCGTCCTCATCCTCTTTGAGTTTGAGTTTCTTCATGGCAACAACGATAGAACTTGCGTAGATGAAGCCTTGACCGCCACTGATCTTGTCATCTGGGTCAAACATATCCTGGCTGGCATAGGTGTGATTAGTGGCAACCAATCCAACATTATACGAACCAAACATGTTTACACAGTTACGAACAAGGGCAGTTAGAGCCTTAGGCTTACGACCTAGGTCACCTTTCATTTCGCCTGCCTCAAACTGATTAATGTCAGTAGGAGTAAGCAACATGCCCAACGAGTCGATAACAAACATAACCTTTGGACGCTCGTCTTCGGGCATAGATTTGTATTCTTTCATAAACTCACTGATAGTTTTAGCAACGTCATCGATCATTGCCATGTTGAGTTTAAGAAGTTTTTCTTCGCTGGTATCAACACCTAGTGCTTCTAGCCATGCTTGATCTAGAGCGTTCTCACTGTCAATCAGTACAACAAAAATGCCCTGTTCCTGTGCGTGGCGAATGATGTTGCCGGAGCAGATATAACTCTTACCAGCACCACTTTCGCCAGCAAACACAGTTACCTTACCAAGGGGAACCCCTTTGAAGAAGTCCCCGCTGATGAGATAGTTAAGAGCATAGTTTCCTGTGCTGATCCAATCAGTTGGATCATTGAAGCCAATGCCTAAACCGTCAATAGATTTAGTAATTGACTTTCTGAACTTAGAAATGTCAAATGCTTTTGCCATAACAATCTCCTATTAAGATTGTTGACGGTTACGGATCATCGCAATGATATCTGCGGCACGGCTGCTGGCGTCACCACCTGCGCTTGCGGGCTTGCTTACAGTCTTGGCTGGCTCAGTGTCAAAAGGAGGATCTTCCTCGACTTCAGTAACTTGAGGCTTTACTGCCACTGGAGCAGGACGAGCAGCCGGAGCCGAACGAGCGCCACCGCCTTCACCATCACCACCATAGTTACCGCCGTAGCCAGCGGGCTTGAAGTATTGACCCCAACGGTCCATGTCAAATGCTTCACCATCTACAGATGCTTCAAACATTTCCTTGATAACCTTGAGTTCAACTTCACCGGGCTTCTTGGGCAAGAAACTCTTGAGATCGAACAGACCATGTTGCTGAATAGCAGCCTGTTCTGCTTCGCTAAGAGCACGTTCACGACGAGCCCAAGTAGAAGTGCTGTAGTCAGCATATCCACCCTTGCTGGTCTTAGCAATCTTGAAGTCCAAGCCGCGAACATAGTCAGTCGGCAGTTCTTCAATTTCACTGTCCATCAGTGCGTTCTTAACGATGTTGAAAATCTGACTGCCGATAATGAAACGGCGGATAGGATTCTCAGGTGTCTTGTCTTCTTGGAATTTGCTGTCAACAACAAATCCTTGGAAGAGATAAGACTTCTTCTTCCAATACTTACGACCCATTTCTTCCAGGCTCTTGTCTTTGAACCAAGGACGAACCTCAGTAAGAACAGGACAGGTCTCGCCCCACATTTCCATACATGGGACCTGCACAGTCACGGGCTTGGAATTGGTTTCACCTTTAACACCGGCAAACGGCATCTTGATCATTGCTCGTTCAATCCAGAAGAAGGTGTTGTTTGGATCAGCGTCAGGCAGGAAACGGATAGTTGCCGTTTGACCTTCTGCGATATTCCAATGGGGGTAAATTGCGTTGTCTCCACCGGTTCCGCCGCCGGCTTGCTGAGATGATTGTTGAAGTTTTGCGCGGATTTCTGCTAAAGTTGCCATAATGATTTTTCCTTAATGTTGATTTATTATGCCTCTTCTTTAAAGCCCACTGACTAAAAAGAAAAACTGTGCATAGCGTTAACTATACACAGTTTTATTTATCA